TCTTTAGAGGCCGCTGCTTTCTCTCTTGCTTGTTCTTTTTTGTCGTTTAAAGCATCGAGTCGTTCCTGAAGAATCAGATTCTGTAAAGAATTACTAGGCCCTGCAATTTGAGCACGTAGGGCAATGTTTTCCTTTGCTCGTTGGTCTGCACGATCTGCGGCCTCTACTTTTGCAGCTGCTTTTTCTGCTGCTAAACTATCACGAGCCTCTTGAGCAGCTGAAGCCGCTTGACGACGAACCACAGAAGCCAACACAGCTTCCGGCTTACCAAACTGACGCACAACATCTTCCACTTGTTGGTCTGTGGCATCTGGGGGAAGAGAAGACAAGGCGGCGCTTAGTCTGTCTTCTTTTTGATTGCTTGTAGTGAGGCGTGTTGCTTCTTCTTCTGCTTTACTAATCTTAGCCGTTTCAAGCTGCGCTGTTTGTGCTCTTGCTGATAGCTCTTGGGCTGCTTGGAAGTCCCCCATCTGTGAAAACTGCTGAGCTGCTTGCCTAAGAGCGTTTGGATCGTTTAGGTTAATACCTTGTACAATCTGTTGTCGCTGCTGCATACGCATCATCTCAGGGTCTTGTCCGCCAAGCATACGACCAATAGCCCCACCTAGCTGGTTACCGCCCCTGTAAAGGCCGGCAGACGCCCGTTCAAAGGGGTCTTGCTGTGCATAGGCGTTAGCTTCTTGATTAAGGGCCGCGACGCGGGCTTGTTGAATACTCTCAGGAGTTGCTCCGAAGAGACTTGGTGCTGTTGCCATATATTACTCCTTACATATCAAACTGTTGATTTGCCAGCATCTGAGCTTGCTGTGACTGTGGATTAGAAAACGCGCCAGCTAGGTATTGGTCTTGCTGACCATAAGCCCCTTGAGGCGTTCCGCCATAGGGGGAGAACAACTTACCGATACTAGATGTGAAGTCTTTGTTCTGAGACAACCCAGAGAGCGTATCCCCAAACGGGTTGTATGAATTAGACCTCAGCATAGAGTTGGCTGCATTGTTCCCACCAGTGAATAGGGACTGCCCTACGTTAGCGCCGGCTGTGGCTGAACGCCCTGCCAAAGTACTACTAAGATCAAAAGCCCCTTGACCTGCTGCTTCCAAGCTCTGTCCCAAACCAAACTGAGCTTTGTAGGGGTTGTAGCCAGCCACCATTTGATCACCACCTGCGCTGAGCAAGCCCGTCCCAAAGGTTGTCTGAGCACGCCCTTGTTCTTGTGCTTGTGAAGCAAGGTTTAGATTGGTGTTTTGAAGGCTGTTATAATAGGCTTGAAGCTCTGGGTTAGAAGCCCCCATACCACCAGCGTCTGTAGCTCCAACTGCAAGGCCAGCAGTGCCTCGTTGTTGTTGGTTGTTACGGATACGAGCAAGCTGTTGCTCTTGCCCGGGAGCCAACATAGCCTGCTGAGCAGTTAGGTATTGCTGAGCGGCCTGCTCAGGGCTTTGAGCTAAGTAGCCCTGCCCCAAGTTAAACAAGCCTTGTCCGGCCTGCTGTGACTGGTCAGCAAAAGACATACCCTGGTTCTGTGCCTGTGACAGAAAAGCATCCCGCTGAGCAGCTAGCTCAGGAGACAAGGTGTAACCAGCTGAAGACAGATTACCGTCAGAGCCATAACCAAAGTTACTAGAACCAAAGGCAGTGGTGATGCCTACGGGCTTAAACCGTTGGGCGTCTGCTGCAAGCCGGGCTGCTTCAAGCTGTGCGTTTGCTTGTGTTTGGGCTGCTTTCTTAGCTGAATTGCCTGAGATAAGAGAGCCACCAATAGCGGCAATAGCTGCAAAAGGCATATTAAACCCCTTCCTTAATTAATACTTTGTCGATGTTTTCTACGTCTGTTTCAGAGGTGGCGTGAATACAAAACCAAACACTGTCTTCCAGGGCATGGATTGCATGGTTCACATCCTTAACAATGTTAATACAAGCCGGGGCTATATATTCCATACTAAGTTCCCCTTCAAACAACACCTGAACACGGCCTTGTGCAAGGATGCTGAGGTGGTCATAGGTGTGCTTATGCTGTACAGCAAAGGTTCCGGCCTTTAGCTGCACCTCTTTAGCATAGAGGCCGTCTGAGAAGTGATGAGGCTGTATCATGTTTTAATAATAAAGAAGATGCCGAGGTAAGGGGGCAAGTTGGCGTTTGTGCCGCTTACGCCTGCTGTGCTGTTGGCTACTGTGATGCCTGTAGTAGCCACAGAGGAGGTATAAGAAACCGATGAAAATGAGTTGTCTCCGTCTACAATTCCATTTGTTCCCGAACCGTTTGAATCATCCATCAAGAGGATGGTGGTAGTGTGGGCATGGCCGGGATCAGTAACTGTAGCCGTGTGCGTGTGGCTAACAACAACAGCGTCTTTAGAGCCTCCTTGACTATTAGCAGAATAAAGATCACCAGCACCCAATACCGTTTTGTTACGATAATCAGGGAGCGTGAAAGTTGTTGAACCGTCCCCCGCACCAAACACCACCCCGACAATGGCAAACAAAGCAGCATATGTAACCCTGCTCACTGCTTGTCCGTTACAGAGCAAGAAGCCTGTGGGAGCCGTTGCTGTGGGCCACATAAGCAGAGATGCAGTAGGAGTTCCTGCCGACACAGCAAAGGCTGTAGTTGCTAGTTGAGTGGTGGACGTACCTGCTGTCGCTGTTGCAGCCGTTGGAACGCCTGTAAACACAGGGTTGAGCAGATCAGCCTTCGTAGCCACCGCTACGGCAATGTTGTTAAACTCCGTATCAATCTCAGTGCCCTTGACAATCTTCAAAGGATTGCCTTGGGGCAAAGCATCCTTTGAAGCAAACGACGTACTCTTTACATATTGTGTCATACTAGTTTCCCATTCTTAGCTTGGATTTCTATTCTCTGGATACTCAAAGGAGCACCGTTAATCTCAGACTCATATCCTGTTTGAACAATCTTACCGCTGCCAGTTGGGTATGCTGTAAGTGTTTGTAGCGAAGTTCCCGGACTGTATACAGCTACATTATACTCTGCCTCTCCATAAAAGTCAACTCCTTGAGAAGGGATAAGTACGTTCTGTGCTAAGTAGTTTCCAGAGAAGTCATAGCCCCACTTCATTGTCACATACTGAAAACTACCACCAATCACAATAACCTGTAGCCTTTTAAGCACCGAGGTGACTCCAGGATCTCCTAAGTCGGCGTGGTTTGTAAAGTATTGGAACCTATAACTCTCACCGTTATCCGAGTAGTTTTTGTAAGCCCCTACAAAGCCTTCCTTGCCAATAAGCATTGTTCGGTTACGAAGGAAGCAAAATGAAGAAGGACGTATGTTGTCCCAAGTAGTAATCCTTGCTGCCCCGTCTTCTAAAGATGCTCTCGTATCAAAACAATAAACTTGTTGAAGAACGGGAAATGTAATGAGGTAGAAACTTTCAAAAGGATTATAAACACTCTTGATGGTTTTAAGAACTTCTCCTTGCACGGCACTCATCAAGTCATCACGGACATTCTTACTGATGTCTCTTAAAGGAGCACTCTTTTCTTGCACTGTTCTAAGTACACTACGCACACCCGTAGCAGACAAGAAGATAACATCACTACCTGTGTTTTGAATGGTATCTCTAGCAATGCAGCCAATTCCTGTAATAGTGTCTGACAAAGCAATATCAGCTGGAACAGAGGCATTAGCGTAGACAAGAATTGTTTCTCTACCAAAGATAAACAAGAAGTTGTTATGAGCAGCAAGCCCTGTAATGGTGTCGGCGCCGGCAGGCCACACAGTTGAGATGTCTAACGTACCTGCTGTACCCGCTGTCCACTTATGACCAGCCAACAGATCAGAGAAAGACACCACTGTCTTATTAGTTGTGGTGGAGGCAACCCACAGACGCCCATAGGCGCTCAAAGCAATATCAGCTAAAGGAACAGTTCCAGAATAGCCTGTCTTCTCTGTAATGCGTCGATAGGTTGAGGACGACACCAGTGGGTCAAAGACCAGCGGATCGTAGCCTTCTTGGAAGAAGTAGAGGGCTTGGTTTAACGAGACAATCTGCCAGTTGTTAGCAGCAATTGTAGGAGCTGTACCACCGCCTCCGTAAGTAAGCTGAGTTAAAGCTCCTGATACAAGCAAGAACAGTTTATTATTGCCAGCACATACAACATACTCAGTTCCATCATCAACAACCAATTCCTTGATTGCTTCGATGGGGGCTGTGCTAAGAGCTTCTGAAGCTGTGTTTTGTGGAGCCCAGCCTTTACGTGCTCCAATACGACCAAACTTATCAATCACGGCATTGTTGGCAACCAAGGCATAGCCCTGCGCGAGGTTTAGCGAAGAGTCTTGCGTGTTGAGACCAAAGAAGCCAGGAGCAGAAATACTAAAGGTTTGAATTGGTTGAGCCATTACACACCAATCCAGATTTCTTCTTCAATATAACGTGAAGCCTCGATTGCAATATAGTCACTAAGAACATTTCTGTACAAGCCATAGGCTTCAGAAGTGGATAATCCCCCATCTTCACCACGTTCCACCAACGACCGAGCTAACGCAAGAAGGACAACCGGCTCTTTAGGAACAAACATTTGGTCAGCATCTTCTACCAGGTCTTCTTGTGGAATAAACAAGTTAAAGAAGATTGTGTACAGCTTGTCTGGAACAGGAAACAGATCAACTTGTGTGTCGCCATTGTTGTTGATGCCGTTAAAGTTGTAAAAGATAGGACTCCCAATCTGAGGAACTTCAGAACCAATAAAGTTCTGAGTCATCTGACGGGAGCTTTTGTTAATTAAGAAGTGGCGGTCAGAGGCATTAAAAACTTCAATAACTTTAAACCGAGCACCTGATCCCTGTAGCACATAATTAAACACACCGTCAGTGGTTTCTGCTGTGAGGGTTGAGGTTAGGGCGTTCCAGTTATAAGCATCTTCTACTTGTCGTTTAGCATCATTAACAAACTTGCTTACCAGTTTAGAGAGCACATTCTCGTTAATAGTTGTAACGGCTGGCTCACGCAAGCGAACCAACACATCGTTTACAAGAGAAAGGTAGGAGGGGAGAGCCATTATTAAAGTCCTCTAAGGTAGACAGTTTTACCTGCTTTTTTAACAGCCCGTAGGCATTCATTCTTCAGGTTGTCAGGGTTGTAGCTAATATGAACCCAGCCGCTGTTAGGCTTGCTGTCTTCGTAAAACTCCAAGATTAGTTGTGTGAAGGGGTCGCCATCTTTAATCCACCGAGCAAGTTCTTTGTTATCAAAGCCATTAACTTGGATATCTGCTGCATAACCAAAACAATGGTCACTTGTAGCGCTGCCTCCAATAGCTTTGTTAAGCTCAGGGCTTCGATAGCCGCTGGAAACAACTACAGGGCCTAGACGGTCACGCACTGGCTGCAAGATGTTGTCTACAAGAGATTGCAGGCTATCAATAACCCGCAATGAGGGGATATTATCAATACAAAGCCGCGTGGCCGTCATAGATCGTGTAAGCTCATCAAGGGAGAAGTTGGTAGAGAGTTGCATTATTTCCTTAGAGCAATTATCTTTTCAAGAGTACGACCACCGAAGTATGCAGACATAATCAGCATACCCCACTGGCCCAAGAGTTGTACATAACTCTCATTAGCATTATACCCGAAAGCACTCATTAAAGCAAACAAGAAGTATCCGGCAAAGATAGCAACTAAGGACATTGGCCGGATGTTCATAGCAAGCCAGCTGTCTGTAGCTGTATCAGCTTTCCAACGAGAGGTGACATTGTCCTGCTCTGATTTATATAGCTCTGTCTCATTAGCCATCTTAGCCAGCTCGCCAGACTGAGCTAGGGCAGCTAAATCAAGCTGCGCCTGAGCCTTTGCAGCCGGATCAGGAATGAGCTTATCAATTAGCTTTCCTCCAATACTCAGTAAACCATCTAGTAACATATAATTCCTTATTATTTCCTAAAATCTTGAGCAAGTAGAGAGAGGGCAGCAATTATTCCACAAACCCAGATAATTGGCTTTGCAGCTTTTGCAACCCACTCAAGCACGGTGAAGGCTCCTTGCGCTGCACGGAAGGCAGCTATAACATCCACTGTGTCTTTAGCAACCTTATCCACCTTAATTTCCAAAACAACTAATCGCTCATATATGGCGCTGTTGGAGTCATTAGTGCTCATATATGGTCTCCAGAAGGATCGTAAGGGTCAAGGAGAGGCTCTGCCCATGCAGCTACTGCCTTGCGCCACCCAGTGCCTTGGTTATGTCGCTTTAAGCGTGATGTCACTGTGGTTTCTCTTGGAAGCTCAAGGAGAAGCAAGGTTAGTACAAATACGTTTACAAAGCAATCCAGTAGGTAACCAACGATCAGCACGGGGTAACCCAGAGCCATTGCTGTTTTGCTTAGTAGGCCAGCATCTTTGGCACGCTTCAGCCCCATTACACAGATAAACGCAATCCATAAAGCGTAGGTTGCTCCAAAGCCAATGGCTGCTGCGTAGAAATAAATCATTTGGGAATCCTGTCCTTGATGCCCTGCTGCCAGTCCAGCCAGCTTGTCGTGCCGTTTACTTGGTCGTCAAACATCATCCCAAACTGTTCACCTGTGCTTTTGAGATTGTACTCAGCGGCTCGGAGTTGTTGGTAGGTTGGTGGCGGTGGAATGTCGGCTGGCTCTGGCGTGTTACCTTCAGCTAACCATCTGAGGTAGTCGGCGTAATCGGTGTTGGCTGGGTCGTTGGGGATGCTTGCGCCGTCTGCAAGGCGGGTGATACTGGTGGAGTTGGTTAGTTTGTACATGGGTCGTTCCTTACAGTTCTGCTGTTGCAGAATAATTGGCTTCGTATCCTTCGCCCACAACATAATTAGCTGCGGAGCAGTCAATACGCAAAAAACCTTGCGGACCAATCGCAGCTGCTGTGGAGCTACCGGCTACATCTGCGCCAGTAATAATCCGAGAAACTGTATTTGCAGCTCCCGACCTAGAAAAAAGCACCACCGTTGGAGCAGCACGTTTTTGAGTAACAAAAACAAACCCAATGAGAGAGGTTGTAGTTATCGCTGCACATGCTCTTGTGCCCGTTAGATTGCTAAGTCCTAGAGACTGTTCGTAATACCTCTGACACAGCGCCAACTCCAGCCCAATCGGTCTGCGCTCAAAGGGTGTGGCTACTGTGCCTAGTTCGAGTTGTGCCGTATTCAAAGTGCCCGCGTTAAACTCAACGCTCATGGTTGTGCCAGCGGTCTGCCCGGTAATCAAGATGGGGCTGACAACAAACGTGCCTGACGGTGTAGCCGAGTTAACTCCAACACGAGCAAGCGCTGTGCCCGTCCACGACAGCACGTAACTACCGCCCACTACGTTTTTATCTTCAACGACTTGAATCAGGCTTTTACCTGAAGCAATCGTTATCTGGGTGCTGGAGTTCAGCTGGGTAAACGAATAGTCACCGCCCGATGCGCCTGCTTTGAATCGGTCATGCCCGTAAGCACCTGCCGCCAAGGTTGCTGCTGAGACGTAGCCCCGCTGGTTGATTCGAAAGTCAGCGTCAAATAGAATGTTGCGCATACCCAGTGAGTTGGCGGTCCCCATCTGTGTGCCATCGTTGAATGATAGGCCATTCGTGCCGTCAAGTGCTGCAGCCATTATTTAATCTCCCGTTGCGCCGCTTCCCAGCACTCTTTTAATAAGTCTTCGTAGCTGTCATAACCACCGCCTAATGAGGCGAACCATTGTTCAAAGGTCATGGCTTAATCTCCAATCGAGCCGCAGCGCGTAGTTCTTTTATTGTGGTCATTTTAGTTTCCTTCAATTAGCAATTTGCAGGTATTGACTTGCCGCCTTCTTTTATTAGGTTCATGGCGCTGTTTCCAGTTCTACAGGTTTTAGTGGTTCAACAATGACACGACCCTCAGCATCCGTCCATTCGGTTTCCATCATGTGTGGGTCTTGGCGTTCACCAATAACCATCCAGCTCACCACAGACGTTGCAGTTATATCTTCTGCTTCGATGGTTAAGATATTCCCGATGACCTTGCCACGTACACAAACCCAGTCGGACTCGTTGGTAGTAAAACACTGAACATCACGGCAAAGTACTTCAAATGTGCCCTCTGTCATCGTGGCCGCAGTGTCAATGTTGACTGTGGCTTGGCCTGCTACCAGCACAACTTTGCCCCGGTAAATCAAGTCTGCTTTTGGGCCTTCGATAAAGCTGTGGACAAGTTGATGTGTTGGTGATTTGGTGGGCAGTGGATGCTCAATGCGAAATGAACCAGAGCCTTTTGAAAGTGCCCCAGTACAGGAGATAGCTCCAACCACATCTAATTTGACAGCCGGACTACTAGTACCAATTCCTACGTTTAAGTTATTATTAAATGAAATAATCTGGGCACCACCAGAATTAAAGATGCCACCGTCAGGCGTACTAGAAGCACTTGTTGCGCCAAAATACAACGGGCCGCCACTAGAGTGGTATCTAACGCCCACTGCAAAATTTTCGTTATTGGCAGAAAAGAAACTTCTTCCGCCAACCACATCAAGTTTACCACTTGGCGAACTTGTCCCAATCCCTACGTTGCCTGCGCTGTTGATGCGCATTACCTCACCACCATTAATACTGGCAATAAACGGTGCTGTGGCGGCTGCTGAGTTTGCTGTGATAGCTCCGGTTACTGCTAGACCTGTCGCTAAGGTTGTTGCGCCACTAGAAGCAATACTCAAAGCATTAACCTTGGCTCCTGCCGGGCCACTTTGAATAACCACTGCGCCATCGTTACCCGATGCAACTACCAAGCCGTTGGAAGCGTCTCCCGCCGTGATAAGTGAGGGCATTATGTTGTCTCCGGCATTGCTGCCTTAATCGCGTCTGCTACTTGAGAAGATACGACATTACCTGTTGTGTTTCCATTCCCACCTTGAGCTAATGGAAGGGGTGTCTGGAATGTGGCTGAGCCTGAGCCGTCAATAATCGTTGGCATACATATTCCTTTACAAAACCACCCAGCGCGAGCCGGAGGCAACTGTGACTGATTGGCCAGAAGCCACTGTTATTGGGCCAACTGACATGGCGTTTTCGCCTGTGGCAATTGCATAGCTGGTTGCCACTGTTTGGTTGTTCACCACAATCCCATTACCAGCATTGAGCACGCTTGATTTGAGTTCTCCGGTGCTGGGCTTGTACAGCAGCTTTGCGTTACCTGTGAATACCGTCAGAGCTGTGCCGCTGGTGTCATTTGCAAACAACGGAAAAACATCTGTTGCAGTTGTTGTATCGTTACTGATTGCTGCACCACCGACTGAAGCCCAAGAACTTCCGTTGTAGCCCTCAAACTGGGTTGTGGTGCTGTTAAACCTGAGCTTACCTGCGGCTCCTGTGGGGCGCTGGCCTGTTGTACCGGCTGAGAGCTGCACCGCTCCGGTAGAAGTGAACGCAGAGTCATCTGAAGCCGTCAGCACAGTCACTGCCGCAGTTGCAGGGGTGGTGGCCCCTAGTGTGTTGTTAAGAGGGCTAGAAGCCTGCAAAGCTGTATCAGCCACCCCTCCTTGGGCCGCTGTTGCATACGCTGTTGATGCTGTGGTAGCGGCTGAGCCTAAGCCAAGGTTTGTTCTTGCTGTGGAAGCGCTTGTCAGGTCTGAAAGGTTGTTAGCCTTGATTACAGCAGAAGACAAGGTGGCAGCGGCGTTGCTCTCACTTGTTGCTGCATTAGAGGCGCTGGTTGCAGCTGCTGAGGCACTATTAGAAGCGTTGGTAGCCTGTGTGGAAGCCGTTGAAGCGCTTGTTGAAGCCCCTGAAGCACTCGTCGAAGCCTCAGAAGCACTCGTAGCAGCCTCAGAAGCACTGGTTGCCGCGTTGCCTGCTAAAATACCTGCTTGAGTTGCAGCTGCTGAAGCGGTAATACTGAGGGCTGCTACGGCATTAAGTGCAGAATCATTGGTGGCGTTTCCACCCCCGCCAAGGCCACGATAGATTGTCATTCTTTTGCTTTCTTAGGCTTAGGGGGTTGTTTTACAACAAACACTTCTTCATACTCGGAGTGCTTACGCATATCCTTAATTGTCTCTTCATCTGTCATTTCATACACACATCCCGTGTGCTTACATTTAAACATAGCCATGTTGTTTCCTTTTTAGAAAGCTTTGGTGGGGGAAGGAGAAGCCCTCTAAAAAGGAAGCCCCGAAGGGCTCCCGTTTAAGCCAGTTTAGGCTGGAACTGCCAGAGCAACAGCAGAGCCGTCACGCAGTTCTTTAACACCGTACAGCGTGTCAGCAGTAAACAAGGTACCGAGGTATTCCTGTTTGTACTGAGTTTGCGAACGAACACCCATTTGCTCAACAAACACTGCGAAGTCTTTATGACCCATCAGTGCAATACGAGCGGCAGTAGAACCACTGGTCGTATCGGCGTTGTTGGTGACAAACACTGGGATGCCATAAACATTACCAATCTCACCGTTACGGATGGTGTTGGACGAACCAACTTCACCCACAAAGGCTTGTTCAGTAAAGCGGGCAATACCCATCAGCGTGTTACGGCTGGAAGGTGGAACCATCAAGAAGCGACCGTCCATTGGAACGTCGTTGTCATCCAAACGCTGAATAGAGCGACGGATAGCAGCGTCAGTCAGAGCGCCCAAGCCGGTGTTTGCACCAGCAACATAAGCGGTTGTACCGTCAGCGCCTGACAAAGCACCCGAATATGCAGCCGTACCGCTGCCGCCTCGAACGCCACGACCCAATTCAATAAGGGCAGTGTCAACTTGACGGGCCAGGGCGTAGCCGGCATCTTCAGTGTAGAAGTTGCGGAGCGAGGCCAAAGCCTGTGCTTCAACAATATCTTCAATCAAGCGGCTATACTCATAGTGCTGGTCGATGGTGACAACAACTTCAGTGGCGGTGCCTGCAACCAAGGTGACTTGGGTGGAAGACGCTTTAACCGAAGCACTGCCGCGAACAGGAGCAGGAATGTGAAGCGAATCACCTTTCTTGCCCTTGAAGCTCATCTTCTTAACTAGATTAGCCAGTACAAGATTCTTCTTGTAGGTGGCAATGATTTCATCAGCGGGGACATTGCAAAACCTTCGACCATAGCTTACTCCGTAGAGTTGATTACACTTGGCCTGTGCGAGTGCGTATGACAGAACGCTAGTAGTTGCTCAATTTTGTGTTTTTTGAGCTTACTGTGTCGTAACACCTTACTTAAAAAGTGTTGTGCAAATGAGACATTAGAGGCTCCGAGAGAGTGCTTCCAGTCCATGATGTGTGGATGGCTCGCTCCCCGGTTGTTTAAGGTTCCTCCGAAGGCTTTGAAGAGCAGATCAAGGGCTACACGATCTTTGATGTGTGCCGTTGCCTGTACTAAGGCTCTGGGTGTGTTCTGACTAGGTGGTTGTTTAAATATGTAACTACCGTCCCCGTCTAAATACCCAGCAACCCAAGCCCAAGTTGGATGCTTCTTAGCTTTCAATGGGCCTGAGTCTTCACGCGAAGCCCTTGTAAAAACCTTTAACTGCTCTATTTCTGTATCTGTTAACACTTGAGAGCGGAATTTCTTCCACATATCAAACATGTTTTGCAGGTGCTTTCCTTTGATAACCATGTGCTTTACAAGACGGGGGGCGATCATTTCTAGATGAGATGCCTTGCTTATCTTCCAAACTGAGATGGGAGACCAATCTCCTCTTTGCTCTTTCCTACAAACTGTACCCATGCCTGTAGTTATTGGAAGAGAAGCTACGTAGCCTTGTCTGTCAATGGAATCTGATGCTGTAAGGCTGATTGTTAAATAAACTCTTTTATTAGTATATTCAAAACCAATGTGCCCATCAGCATCTAGCAAACCTGCCAAATACTTTACTTCTGTTTCATTTACGTGTTCTGTCATTTAGTACCCTTCATTTGTTTATGGGCATTCGCTTCTCTCGTGTTGGGGACAAGCCCTTCCACGTTATTCAGTAATCGTTACTTGGCCTTATGCTAACCAAATTTCCGGGATAAACGTTGCACCAGTAGTGGTGGTAATGTGATTAGTACCGAGAGCCATTTTTAAATTTCCTTTAGCGCATTAGCGCATATTACTTAACCCGCCCCTCCGCATAAGCCTGACGAATTTCAGGCTCAAGCGCTTCATATCGTGAGGGGTCTGTCATTCTAAGCCGGATAAGGTCGGCACGACGATAGACCTTCCTTGAAGACTCTCCAGTTCCACTAGTGTCAACCATTGCAGCTTTCATGTTCTGCTTAAGAACCTCAGCCCCGTCGGAGCGCGCTTGCGTTGTTTTAACACCACGAATCTGTTTAAATGTAGAAAGCAATTCATCAGCTGATTCAAAATCAAAGGAGGTGTCAGCTGCTGCATACATTTGCATACGTAGCTTGCTTCCCTTAACCCAATCAATAAACTCCGGGTCTTGTACAACTTCTGAAAAATCGGGATGCTTCTTTTGGAGAGCACCCTGAGATTGCATTTGTTTAAATTGTTCCGCAGCCTGTTTAGCCGCTAAGACGTCCGGGTGTTTATCCACTGCGTTGCGAACTGCATTCTTTGGGTCTTCAAAGAAATCAATTTCATCTTCAACTGTAGTAGGTGTATTTGTTTTAGAGAGTTGTTGTTTAAGTAGCTCATCTGCCAGTTTACGAACTTCACCTACCTCTTGGGCTTGGCGACCAATCAGCTTCTCAGCCTCTTGGTGCATGTTCATGATGTCTTCCAGGCTCTTACCTTCATATTTAGAAGGAATCTTTGGACGCTCAGGAACAACTTCTGGAGCCGCTACAGTTTCCTTGCGCTCCATGTTCTCCACTGCATCAAACTCACTATTAGTCAGGTCTTCTTCATCAAATAATGCCATACCGTCCTTTCATCCTGCCCGTGAGGGTTTTAGGATATTTAAAAATGAACTCCAAAAGGTTACTCTTGCGAGGCTTTCTTCTGTTCTTGTTTAAGCTTTTCAGCCCGATTCTTTACCCACTTGTCTGCGGCTCCGGGGAAAGCACCAGTGATGCCCTCCAGCTTGATACGCGGGGTGGATAAGATTCTGATAGCACTGTCACCACATTCTTTACAAACTGTGGTTCTAATGCCCTCATCAATCAATTGCTCTGTCACATGCCCTTCAGCACACATGAATTCATACATGCGCTTCATTCTGAAGCCTCTTGTAAGCTCTCATATGCTGTTTCGCAGGCTTCTTTGCGGGATAAAAGCAGGTTAAGAATGTCTAGTTGTCCTTGTCGATGGAATAAGGAGTGTGCATCTTGGACTGTTGACAATTCATTAACCGTGTTTTTAATCTTTGTGAAATCCTCCATCATCATGGCCCAACCTTTGGTTGCCATCATGGAGAATGTTTCATCATAAAAGTGCTGTAAATCAGGAGCCATTGGCTTTATCCTTCTGTTGTTTTAATGCAACCATTGTAGCATATTTACAACGTTTTGTCAACTATTGGTTGTTTTCTGCATTTGCATGGCTGTAATACGCTCATTACGCACGTTGTCATCTTCTTTGATGTTGAGGTCACGCTCTTTAAGCATAAGTTCTGTCATCCGGGCACGTCGTTCAAAGTCTTTGCTCTCGTTGTCATCATCTAGGTTGGTAGCAAGCGCCGCTGTGAGCTTTGCCTGTGCCAACTGAGGAGCCAATTGAGTTTCAACCTGAATTTGCTGCGATTCAGCAGCTTTCTTCTGTGCCGCTGCTTGCAAGTCCTGCACCTGAGCCTGAATAAGAGCCATTTGAGCCTGCTGAGCCATTTGTTCAGCTTGCTGCTTTTGCTGTTCTGCTTCTGGGTCTGGTTGGCTCATCTTCTCAAGAGCAACCATCAACTCAGCACGATTACTCAAGCTGCTATTAGACAAAATACCCTTCAAAATGATAGGCAATACAGGTGTGTTGGGGCCAAGGGTTTGTAGCAACCCAATCATTTGCTGTTGTTCAAACTCACGAGCCAAGATTCCCAGGGTTGCTGTAGGCAAGAAGGTCATATCCACGGATGGATAGCGCTCTGGGTCAAACTGCATGTAGCGGTAGGCAGCTTTATTGATAAACGGGATCATGAAATCTTCTTGGAAGTTCACAAGGGTGCGTTTATACTTCTTAATGATGCCTGCCATAGCCATAGACATACCCTGTCCACTGGCGTCGCGCTGCGTAGCCGAAGGAAGCCCTGCTGAGTCAACTGTGCCCGTTGCCTGTAACAACATCCGCTCAAAGTTCTGAGCCGCTGCTGGGGCATCCACGTTGGATTGACCGAAATGGAACGGAAAGATCACCTCTGAAGGTGGGCCGTTGGTCAGGATGGCCTTACCTGGCTTAACCTCAAACTTACCACCGCGAGGGATACGAGTTGCATCCATAGCAATCATAGGGGCTGTTGTAAGGGCTAGAGAGTCCATATGAGCACGTAGCTGGCCGTCAATGGCCTTCTGCATGTTGTACGCCTTCTCAACCGTTCCACGGCCATAGAAGCGGCCTGGAACCGTGTCGTCTTGGTAGGCAACAATAGGACGGTCTTTCATCATGTATGGGCTTTCTTCAGCCTTCAACAAGATGTTCTCATTGGCAATTACAATGATGGCCTCAACCATGTCGCTGTAGTCGTCTGCCAAACTGTCTTCAGGAAACAGATTAATTTCGCTTTCTGATTCTTCATCGTTCAAAGCATTGAGATATTCACGGGGGATAAGGCCGTAATAGGTTAGTAGCTTAACCTTGTCGTCGTCGTAGTTACGAAGCTCTTGGGTGGCTTCTAGCGTCTCGTCTGTAGGAGAAATGACGATGTTACGCTTCATGTAAACACCCTTCTCCATATTAGCCACAACACGGTGGATGGAGACATACTTCTCTACAGCGCAGCCCATGGCCTCTTCAATGCTGTCGGCGTTGGGGTCAATAAGGAAGTTCTTTGGGTTGATTGGTTTAATCTTTACAAAGAAGCGTTCGCTTTCTTGCACACCAATAGCTGCGACACCCTGTGAACCAGGCATTGTCTGAGTTGCTGGTTTGTACTCAGTGCTAGTGCCAATAATAACTTCACCGATGCCGGTGCCGTAGATTTCAGCCATCAACTCAATGTGATCAATGCTCTTCTTAATCTTGTCCCGCTTGAAGTCTTCCATCAGCATGGCTTTAATGGCTTCAACGTCCATTGGGTTGCCGTCTACGTCCTTTAGGTCATCCTGAATGTCAAAGAACTCTCCTTGACCAAAGATGGCTTCAATGATTTCAGCGTGGCGTGTTTCCACAGCCTGCTGCGTTGCTGGGCTAATGATGCGGCTTCGTTCACTGTCACGGGTTTTGTCTTCAGAGGCCCATTGACCACGGAAGATGCGCTCGTACTCCTCCCAAAGCTCCATGAAGTTACTGTCTCGATAGTCACGCCACCGTTCTGTGTGATCAACAACCCAAGAGACTAGATCTTTCTCTTCTGATGTGCTTTCTTCGAAGTCTTCTCGTGTTTCTTTAGCCATGTGTTATTTCTTCTTTGGTGGTGTGTGGGACAATGTTTTACTGGCCGCTGTGTGCTTTTCACCTGTCATCAGCACACCCGCTTCTTTGTGGGTGGCCCCTGTGTGTAGCTTACCGTTGGGCAGGTAGTGGGGTTTTCCTTTAGCCATTATTTCCTTTTAGCGGTTTTTGCAGACTTAACGAAGTCGGCTTTAGAAGGGGCAGCTTTGGAGCCAACCTTGTTCATCTTTTCACCAGAACCACCAGCAATGCGTTTCTGTTTGGCGTTAATGTTTGCGTATAGGCCGGGCTTGTTCATTTCAAAACTCCTTGTATTACCATTTAACTTTGTTAGCCCAGTAAGCAGCTGACATTTTGCCTTTGGCTATGTTCTTGGCATGACGGGACTTAAAGGCTTCATTGCGGGCAGAACCATCAGGACTACCACTTACCCCCTGCTGTCCAAACCTAATTGTTTTAACCTCGTCGCCTTCCTTGGCAACAACAACGTGGCTTTTAGTTGGGTGAGAAGGAGTTCGTTTAGGGGCATTGAAACCCGTTACGCCTGCTTTTTCAAGTTTTGGATTCTTGGTAGCCATGTTAAAATCCTATGGTTACATCGAGAACGTCGTATTCGTCATCCTCGTATTCTTGCTGATAAGTGCTAGTTGTTAGTTGAGAAACGTAGGACAAGGCATCCACCAAGTCATCATGCACCCCTGCTGTAGGGAACATGATTAGCTGGTCTTTAAACTCTTTCCAATCTTCATCCTCGTTGAAGGAGATTCTCCCGTGCTCCAAGAGTCCTTGGAGGCTCCAGACAACCCGATCAATTTTTCTCTTATTGCCGTGACTTAGTTCGCTAATGTGGGTGTAGACATTGTTCTTTCGCATTAGATCAGAGACATATGGCAAGACAGCCAAGCGAAGCGCTCCTTGCTCAATGCCTGTGGCAATGGGCTGCACCTCTCTAATGGCCTTTAGGATGCTCACAGCGGTCTTCATGATGTCCCAGCGCCCATGGTCGATGCGCTTAACCCACCAGTTTCCGTTGTCTGCAACTTTTACAATGGCAATGGCTGTTTCGTCTAAGCGCTTCTTTGCAGCCCCTGCATTCTTAGCAACATCTTCAAAACCTGCCAAGTCAATGGCAACGACATAACTACCACTCTTAGGCTCTGGCGCTGTCTTAAACCACGCTTCTTTAAACACATCGCTTCCGGCGTTATCAAAGGAAGACAGATATTCCTGCTTAAAAGCAAAGCTGCTCAGGGTTCGCTCAGCAGCTTCAATCTCCTTAGGGTCAATGGTTTCATTGTCCTTAGTCGTGAAGTGCCAGCTACGCCATTCCTCGTCCGTCTCTTCCATACCTAGCTTGTAGATATCATAGAACCAGTTGCGCCCAGAAGGGGTTGAAATAAATAGAGCTCGTCCCTTGCGGTCAGACAACGAAGCCCGGATAACCTTTTCCCAAATGTCCTGTTTGATAAATGCAACTTCATCCAGCACCACGTAGGTGAGAGACATACCTCGCAAGCTGTCCGGATTGTCAGCACCTCTCACCATAATCTTACGACCATTAATAAGGGTGATCTCCAGATTGTTGATGTGGCTGCTCTTAATAACCTGCCTTCCTAGATCATGAATCAAGTCCCAGATAATTGCACGGGCTTGTCCAAGGGTGGGAGCAATGTACATCACTGCCGCCCCTTCAGGGCAGTTAAGCCCCTCAATCAGAAGGGTGATAGCTGAAAGCCTGCTTTTACCACAGCGCCGCCCAGCGGCTACAATCTTAAATCGTGAAGGAGAATTAAACACTTCCTTTTGCCACCGCAGAAGCTCAAAGTTTAGCTGGGTCATTTACTAACAGCCTTGCTCCAGCCTCGAAGCCCTGACTGATAAGCATCTTGTATGGTTTTATTGATGACAATATTGAGGGCTTCCATCTCAGCAGGAGACAACACCAAGCAGCCTTGTACACATTTAACTTCTGCTTGTTTCTGTGCCTCTTCAACAGAAGTAGCAATAACAAACTCCCCTGAAGCAATCAAGGGAAAGCTAAGAGAGACAATAACTAGTAGTTGTTTAAACATCAATCACTCCTTCATCCTTGTTATACACCTGTTTGGTGTCAGACAAGGCTGTTATGTTTATGGTTACGGTGGGGGTGCTGTTGCTGTTCTTAGCAGCATCAAAGGCACTCATAGGAAGAATCCGTTCAGCACAGAACTTCAGAGCAGCAAACTGATCCTTGTCTTCATCATCCATAGCTTTACGGATGAGCGTAGCAATGATCTTCTCTCCTGTTGTTCCCAACAGCCTTGCTTTAAACTCCTGGATCCTTGAAGCCTCTCCGGGGGGTCTACCAAGGGCTACACGGCCTCCTGGCTTCTTAGCAGCTAGGACAGCCTTTGGAGGACGCCCCTTGCGTACCAAAGGCTGCTTAGCCTCTTTGTCTTGTTGTTTGGTTGTCATTGTCTTTATCCTTTCAGGAGACATAGGAGCCCCTTAAAGGCTTTAAAGACTCTGGAGAACTTAGTCTTCTAAGTTTCCCTATTAATTACATATTAAGACAGTAATCTAAATGAACTAAACACTTCTAAGAAGATGTCATAGGCTCATGTCCAGATTCTGTCAAGTTGCTATGATGGGCCCTGCATCACAGTTCATTTGAGTTACTGATAGACTTTTATGTCTATAGAGATATTCTACACTATTGATCCTGTTATGTCAAGCTTTATTTACTAAAACAGCAATAAACATCAATAAAGCCCTAATCTTTACACTTCTTTACACATTAAAGGGTGTCTTTGCTTAGAAGTTCTTTAAAGGGAACTACGTTAGCGCAGATTCCTTTATAGCTTTTATGTCTATTGTTAGTTAATTACTACTATATTTAACAATATCAACAGCTTACACGTGCTTTAGAGGCTTTGATCTGTCCCTATTTAATTGCTTTATAGGGGCTTTGAAGCCTTCCTTCTAAGCCCCTTTTTCCATTATTTCCTTTTTGTGAGCTTTAGAGGCTCCTACAATGTTTACAAACCAGCAAGCCCCCTCCCCCCCATCAATGAAGCAGCAGACCAGAGCTTCATAGTCTTAGGCTATCACTAGATCGCCATTGATAGGGATTGTCTATGCACTACAATGGTGCATCAGCTTATAAGCAACTACCCAGTCACTCCGTAGGCTCAGTGCCCAGATTGTGACTGATTGGTAATAATAACCATGTTAGTAGTAGGGGCTTTGTAGCCTGTCGAGTTACTGACCAGCTGGTCATTAGTGCTTTGGAGCAAGGGGTGAGGTGACGTGGGGCCCTATATAGTCTTCAGAGGGACTAGCAAGCCCTGCGTGTTGTTTCCAAGACACAAGGGAAAACCCCTATGAAATAGTTCTTGACGACAGACATTGCAGCCCTATAATTGAATCATCAACAACCAAAGGCAACCAAATGAACGACATCCTAATTTATGGCTTAGCTAAGGAATCTAACGAATCATACCAAGAGGACTTACTCGCATGCTTTCCCGACAACCGCTTAGCCATTGAGAACATCAACCGCGTGAAAGCAGCTGCAAGCGCTCAAGGGTTTCACTCATTTCGTGTCGCCCGATACACTGGCGAAGCCCCTAACTTTGCATCTGTTAAGATAATAGCGAAAAGATAGAGCTTGACGGGCGTCACTAATGCCCTATACTTGAACCATCAACAACCAAAGGACAACCCAATGAATTACGGAACCCTAGAACGTCAAGCCGTAGCGCTTGCAGCTCAGGCTAAGGATGGCACGCTGAAGTTGCACGGCCATCAATACAAATTGACGTTCACAAGTGAGTGGATCTATAGGGTAACAGACGAACACGGCGAAGAAGTGACACGCTTTAACACGAAGTCACTCCAGAAAGCGCGAAGCTGGCTTCGTGAATGGTTCCAAAATTAAGCGGGACCAGCAGTTTCACAATCCTAGGGAAAACCCCTAGAAAATAATCATTGACAGCCCGAACAACCCGCGTAAACTACACGCATCACCAACCACTGAAAGCAAGTCATGAAAACCACAATCACACAATCAGCATTCATTGACGCCTTCACCTGTGCTGGTCGCGCCAATCAATTCAGCCGCCCGGCGCTTGGGCTACTTTTGGAGCACTTTGAGCAGATCGAAGAAGACACCGGCGAAGAGATAGAACTGGACGTCGTTTCTATTTGCTGCGACTACGCAGAGAGCAGCACGGGTGAAGTCATCGACTACTATTCAATTGAGATTGACGAAGGATGCGACGAAGTCGACGCCGTGCGGGAGTACTTACACAACTACACAATCGTGGTCGGCGAAACACCAAGCGGCTTTGTCTATTTACAATTTTAAGGAGGTCTATTATGAAAACATCAGAATTGACTGTCACAGCTTCGCGCTTACTCCACAACTCAAGCCGCTACAGTGCATGCCTTGCTAAACCCGGGCTTGTGGTTCAATCAGCAGCAGAGGCGGGGAAGGGAAAACTATTACCTATAACTCACGCACAATTTGCTGATTACGTGGAAGCGCTAGAAACTTCCATTGATGGCGCCGAAGCTGACGCCATTTGTAAAGCCCTTTTGAACTGAAAGAATCCATGAAGCCATTGAAGCCCTACATCATCACCACCAAGCCGTCTATTTACGAAAAGCTGTTTGACTGGATACTTGTTCTAGCCTTAGGTGTGGCCATTGCCTTTGGTTTGCTTGTTTATTTGTCTTAACTATAAGGTAAAACCATGTATAAAGTAGTTCACATATCATCAGGCATTGTCGCTGTCACCTTTAACGATCGTCAATATGCCCTGGATTGGATCGCAGACAATAATCAATTACTTAATGAGTATGCAGCGATTTATAAACTAATTAAAGGATAATATGAATAATTACTCAATAATTATCTGGCATAACAACGATTTACACGGTAAGCATCAAAGCATACTCCTGAGCGCTCGTACTTTACCAAAACTAATGCGTGATTTTGAATTATATATGAAACTACCTGCAAAATTCCGTTCGTTTAATGATAACAACCTTGTACAGTTGTTTGATAAGGATGGACATTATCACGATATTATCAACACTAATCAAGGGGTAATTAAGGGCTAAGTTATGACTAAAAAACATATATTCTACGAAGTTGTTGATAAAATACCTTTCAATGGTATGTATATAATAGAGGAAGATTATGGATATTCCCCGATATTCTCCCTATGTACAATAAAAATAGATAAAGGACCAGACCTCATGCTAGTGATTGATCCGCGAGTGGTGCAGGAAATTGAAAAGAGCCTGCTATTGGATTGGGAATACAATGTATGGCGCGTCTAAGGGGCTTCTATGGCCATTGGCAGGCTTTACAGCCCTTGGCCTTGGTCTAGCCCTTGGTTATACAGCCAAAGGCATAGAGGACGATCTACGGGCTGCAAGAATTGAAGGGCTTTGCAGGCCAAGCAAAAGCTGGTCTGCGCATGTATCCACGGATGGCGCTGGGTTTATTTGTTTTAAACAGCAGATATATAACAATCGCATTATTAAATATATTATTGTAGAAAAAGATATTAAATGAAAAACAAACACTACGACATAATCATGGCATGGGCCAACGGTGAAACTATTGAGGTTTATCTAAGTGATAAGCAAATTTGGTACACCCTATCGTCTCCTAGTTGGTTTGATAGTGCAGAATATAGGATTAAACCCATACCCAAGCCCGACGTGGTGCGTGAAGTGTTGCTGGTCAATAGTCCTTACGCTGGCCCGTTGGTCTATGCTGCAAGCCCGTTGGAATGTAATTGTGTACTTGTTTTTGACGGCGACACTGGAAATCTGAAGGCATGTACGTTTAAAGAGCCTCAGAAGCCCTTAGGCGCTGTTTAAAAACCATGGTGGTGGCTGAGTAGCCTTCACCCCTTCTAACCTAACTGAGATCCTCCTATGAAATGCCTATGCTGCGACAAACCCTTGAACGACTTCGAGAGTACACGGAGGCACGCAACAACCCGAGAATTCCTCGATTTATGCAATAAATGCCATTATTCGGTGACTATGAGTGTTGATTTACCTACTATTGACCGTAAAGACCTTATGAACGGTGGGGTTATTGAAGAAGATGTTGACAACACTGACAACTTCTGCTACCCTACCTTTAAAGAACTATGAAGTTCTTCTAAGTTCTTAGAAGTTATAGACAACCAACAATTAATACAACCTTTAGTACTACAGTCCTTTAAAGAAAGAAACCAATGGCCAATGATTTTTATATACCCGAAGACAATAGCCCCGACTGGGACTTAATGGAACAAGAGTTTCATGAATGGCAGGTTATTAATGATGTCGTTGCCTTGGTGGAAACCCAAGGGTTGTATGCTGTATTAAAAACAATTACAAATAGGATGGAAGAGAAAGGAATTAAATGATTATTGTCTTAATTACGATTACAGTTTTTGTTATTAACTTAATGGGGGATTTATGACTGTTATTAATGTGTCTTTGCTTAAAGAGAACGCCGACGGTAGTGCTGTTTATTCTTTTGACCTCTCAGATGATATGAAGGATGCGTTATTGCGCTTTGGTATTATGAAAGCCATAGAAGCTGGCATCGCTGAGGCAAAGACTTTACACCCAGACTTTCAAGAGGAGCCCTAATTGTCGTGGCCTTTTCCTAAAAGGGATGAAAACGGTGCTATCATCATTCCGCCAAAACCAATACCGGTAAGAGAAGACGCATTATTTTAGGGAAACAAGATGAGCAAGTTTTTAAAGCATGTTGAGTGCTCTGCATGTAGCAGCAGCGACGGCTGCGCCTTGTATGACGACGGGCACACCCATTGCTTTGTCTGCAACACTACGGCAGGGGATGGCAACGAAGCCCCAGTAAGGCAACAATTAATGAAAGCACCTATGGAAACAGTAGGGGAGATCAAGAGCATCCCAGACCGAGGAATTACCCGCTCAACATGCGCCAAATATGAGGTTAGACAAGATGAATTCAGCCACCATTACCCTTACACTGACGCAAGCGGAACTGTTGTTGCTGCAAAGGTCAGAAGTGTTGCGGATAAATCTTTCTCTATCCGGGGAAACTTTAAAAGCGCTCAGTTATTCGGACAATCCCTATTCAGTTCTGGGGGAAAGGCTGTCACCATTTGCGAGGGTGAACTGGACGCTCTAGCAGCGTTCCAAATGCAGGGTAGCCTCTACCCTACGGTGAGCGTTAGAAACGGGGCACAGGCGGCTCTGAAGGACTGTAAAGCAGCCTTTGAGTGGCTAGACAGCTTCGACTCAGTTGTAATCTGCTTTGATGCAGACGAGCCAGGCATGAAAGCAGCTAAAGAAGTTGCTGAGTTGTTTGGGGGAAAGAGCAAGGTTGTTAAGCACTTGGCAGGCTTCAAGGATGCCTGTGATTACCTAGCAGCCGGCAAGGATAAGGAGTTTGTAAGCGTTTGGTGGAAGGCGGAGGAGTTCAAGCCCGAGAACATTGTGACAGTTAGTGACATCAAGGAGCGGATGCTAACGCCTCCAATGGCTGGTCTTCCGTGGTGCTTCCCAACGCTTACACGCCTCACATATGGACGGCGTAAGGGGGAGATTTATGGCTTTGGTGCAGGCGTTGGTGTAGGTAAAACTGATGTATTTACGCAACAGATTAGCTATGACATTGATGTGTTGGGAGAGAAGGTGGGGGTGATTTACTTAGAACAGAATGTCGTAGAAACTGCGCAGCGGGTTGCCGGTAAGCTGGACAAGAAGCTCTATCACATTCCTGATGCAGGGTGGACGCGTGAACAATACGAAAACAGTGTTGAAAGGCTTGACAAGCGCAACCAGTTGTATATGATGGAGCACTTTGGAGCGATGGATTGGGCAGCAGTGAAGGGAATTATTCGCTACTTTGCTAAGGCTTATGACATTAAGATGATTTATTTAGACCACCTAACGGCATTAGCGGCCAACGAACAAGATGAAAGGAGAGCACTCGATGGAATCATGGCAGATATGGCTAGCCTCGCTCAATCTGACGGCCTCATTATTCATTTTGTTAGTCATCTCACAACGCCTGAGGGTAAGGCTCACGAAGAGGGGGGAAGGGTTCTTGAGAAACATTTTACTGGTAGTCGGGCTATTGCTCGTTGGTCTCATTACATGTTTGGTTTAGAGCGAGACAAGCAAGCTGCTGATCCTGTGAAGAGGCAAACCACCACCTTCCGCGTGTTGAAAGACAGGTTTGCAGGTAGCGCCACAGGTGAGAAGTTTGGCCTACATTATGATAGACAGACGGGGTATTTAAATGAATGTTCTCTTATTGATGAAACGGGGCTATGATGACTGACAAAGAAATAATGCAGCAAGCGCTGGATGCGCTGCGAGGATTGTTTGGCCATTACGGCGGAGTTGCTGTTTGGCGGCTGGGTGGGTCGTATGAAGTAAAGGAAGCTATAGACGCACTAAAAGCACAGCTTGAGCAGCCAGAGGATGAGCCTGTATCGTTGAAGGAGCGCAGTTTATGAACGAAGAATATTGTGTGGGCTATGCAGAGGGCTATCAAACCGGATGGAATGAAGCAATGGACGAAAAGACAGCTCGGGCAGCGGCGATGTCCGTGGCTTGGGTTGGGCTAACACCGGAAGACTACGACTCAATGCGTCCTCGTGTGCCATCCATCGTCGATGACTTTTCGTTTGTGGATGTTGCGGCAATTGTCGAAGCCAAATTAAAGGAGAAGAACACATGAGCGGCGGACACTTTGAGTATGCTCAATACAAAGTTCAGATGATTGCAGAGCAGATCGAGGATCTGATCCTATACAACAACTCAGCCGATAAGAACGAGTATGGTGATGTAAAAGGTCGTCGCTTTACGTCCGCAACCATTACCGAGTTTACAGTTGCAATGAAGCTAATCCAACAAGCTTACGTTTACGCACAGAGAATCGACTGGC